GTAACTAACTGATGCTTTTTTATCTGGGTCAGAAAAGTTAAAAAGAATCTGATTAGTTGTTGCGTTAACAATAAGGAAGATGTGAATTTTCTTGATGTAGCGCTCAATAGTAATTGTCTTTGTCGTTGGATTAAATACATAATCCTCGGGCGCAATATTACGTGCCATTAATTGTTACCTTCCTAGATAAGCGTAATCGGTGGAATAACGGTTTGTACAACAGTAGTAGTACGTGTCTGTGAATAACGCGGAAAGAATATTCCAAGTTCTAACTGCGCATCCATAGCAAGTAGTTGACCAACTCCGCCATCTCCAGCTGGGCCTTGTGCACCTGTGGGTCCACGCAAGCCTGTTGGTCCTGGAGCACCTGCTGCTCCGTTAGCACCCGCTGGTCCAGCGGCACCTGCGGTACCTTGTGGTCCAGTTGGTCCTTGAATACCAGATGCATATACTAACGCATTCCAGTTTTGAGTTCCATTACCAACTTTAAACTTTCCAGTGTCAAGTTCAAGACCTAGTTCGCCTTCAGAAAGTAAAGGGTTAGTTGTTGACCATTCTGACGCCGTACCACGACGTAATTGTAATTTAATTGCCATTAGTTACCGCTCACGTCTCCTCCGTTGATGGTTATAACTCCGCCATAATTAGTTGCAGGGCCGCCACCATCTACGTCGATTGCTGCAGCAACAATTACTTGCCAACCAGCTGGGTCATCTAAAGGAGTAATGCCAGCGGTAGAAGCATTATTTCTGCGTAGGTACGTTCCTTTTAATGTAGGTGTGTCGTAGAAAACTGCTTGACCAGGTAAATAAGAAATACCGTTTTGCCAAGTTCCAATAACAGTAAATGGAGTCGGACCTGTAGCACCAGTAGGACCTGGAACAGTTGAAGCCGCACCAGTTGCACCAGTTGGGCCTTGAATACCTGTTTGTCCAGTAGGACCTGTTGGTCCTTGAACAAAACCTGCGTTAATCCACGCAACACCTTGCCAAATATATAACTGTCCTTGAATTAAATATCCGTCGCCAGTTGCAGGATTGGTTATGGTTGCAGTTAATTGTTGGAACGTATCAAACGAACCAAGAATTGCAAGACCGCGTCCTTGAATACCTGTTGGACCAGTAACACCTTGAGGACCTTGAATACCTGTAGGACCTGTTACACCTTGAATACCTTGAAGACCTTGAGTTCCTTGCGCACCAGTTGCACCAGTTAAACCTGTTGGACCAATTGGTCCTTGAATTCCTTGAATACCTTGAGGTCCTTGTGGACCCGTGTCTCCTTGAGGACCAGTGACACCTTGGATACCTTGAATACCTTGAGCACCTGTTGGTCCTTGAATTGCGCCAGCACTTGCCCAGTTAGAACCAGCCCATACAAATAGAACACCGTTAACAAGATAACCGTCGCCAGTTGCACCAACTGGATGTGCGGTTTGTAAATCGCTTAGTGAGTTGTAGGAACCAAGAATAAAGATTCCAGCACCTTGAGGACCAGTAGGTCCAGTAGCACCTGCGGTACCAACAGAGCCTGGAGTACCAGCAGTTCCTTGTGGACCTGTAGGGCCTTGAATACCTTGCGGCCCTTGTGCACCAGTAGGACCAATAGCGCCTGGAAAACCTGCAGAACCCTGAGGACCCGTTGCTCCACGGTCTCCTTTTACATAGAGTGCCCAACCGCTTCCATCAGTGTTAGGCGTAGTACCAACAGTAAATTGTGATGTGTTAGTTAATACCCAAATTTCAGAGTTATAAGTAACTCCATTGTTTAGAGCATATGTTGCTAGTGAGCTCCAAACACCTTGGTCTGTATAAGTAACACTTGTTACAGGACGTGTAGTTCCAGTAGGACCTGTAGGACCAGGTACTGTAGAGGCCGCTCCAGTTGGACCAGTAGGACCTTGAGAACCCTGTGCACCTGTTGGACCAATAGGACCCTGTGCACCAGTAGCTCCAGTTAAACCAGTAGGACCAGTTACGTTTGATGCAGCACCTGTAGGACCAACGGCACCTGTAGGACCTGTAGGTCCAATCAAATTGGAAGTAGCAACCCACCCAGTTCCAGGTCTCCAGAAATGAAATGTTGTACCAATAAAGGCGGTATCACCTTGAATAAGCGTTACATCTGGATGCGCTAAATTAAGAGCTTGTAGGTCAGCAAAAGTTCCTAATAGTGTAAGTGATTTACCTTGAGGACCAGTAGGTCCAGTAATAGAAAGACCTTGTGCACCAGTAGCACCTGTGGGTCCAACAATACCAGCAACACCAGTAGGACCAATAGGACCAGTCTCACCGCGTGCACCTTGTGGACCTGTTGGGCCTTGCGGACCAGTAGGACCAGTATCACCTGTTGTACCAGTGTTACCAACAGGACCTTGTACACCTTGCTGTCCGCGTGGACCAGTAGGACCTGTTGTTCCAGCAGGACCAGTTGGTCCTTCTAGATTACCTACGTTTTGCCAACCACCAGTAGATGGGCCGTTTAACGTAGGGTTCCAAATAATTAAATTGCCATTAGCAAGAAGATAAGCATCGCCTGGATTACCAGTTGGATGTGCTGTTTGTAAATCGTTAAGTGTTGGATACTCACCACGAATAGTAATTACTTGTCCAGATGGTCCAGTAGGACCAGTGGCTCCTTGAAGACCAGACACACCAGAAGGACCAGTTGCACCAGTTGGACCCGCATTACCTTGGATACCTTGTGGACCAGTTGGTCCTGGAGCTCCAGTAGGACCTTGAGGGCCTGTTACAGAAACGCCAGCAGCGCCCGTTGCACCTGCTGGTCCTGTTGCACCTGTTCTACCAGTAGGGCCAGTTGGTCCTGTAGGACCAGTGCCGCCTGTAGGCGCAGGAGAAGTTGGACCAGTAGCGGTTGGGTACCAAGCGCTGTTATCTGGACCTACTACATAAAGTTCTTCTGACACTTTAATCCACCGTTACCTGTTGGGTTACAAATACTTGACCCTTTAAATACGTGTGCTCCCAGGTAGGGTCATTTGCCCTGGTTGCTTGTAAATCCCAAAACGCACGAACAGGCAGATATTTAGTTTTATCGCTGTTTAACGATATCTTAATTCTTCCTTGTGCTGCATTTAGAATTGTAACATCAAAGGTGGCATATCTAGCTGGTGAATTTGGATAAGTACGAATTTCTGCCTTCCAGTCAATACCAGTAACATCAAAGGCAAAGTCAATAATTTGTTCGTAATAGTCGCCCTGGTACATAACAATGTCGTAAACTTCTGCGGTAGTTGGCGGAGGTGTATAGCCAAGTACATCGTTAGGAAGCCAAACTCTCTCTGGCTTTCTACTGTCGTCAATCTCCTGACCAATGTATATGGGAACAAGCTTATTAGTACGTCGGCTAGTACGACGTAGGGTTCCAATTTGAATACGCCATAGGCCAATATTAAGAGCTGCGCATAATTGCTTGTATTGTTCCCAACGTTGGTTAACCATATTAGTTAACTGTTCATATCTTTGAGAACGAGGAATCATAACGCCATCTGGAGCCATGATGTTAATATCAAAAGCAGCATCGGTTGAGAGTGCCCATAAAGCTTCAATGACTGCAAGAATAGCAATTGGATATTCTTCTACAGGTTCAATACTTTTAATTGTTACACGAGTTCCGTATTTATCGGTACGCTCGTGAGTGTGCTGGTCTATAGCAGTGTTAATAAAACGTTCAATATCGGAGTCTGTAAAGTATCTGTAACTAACTCCGTGAACACTAAGAATGTTTCCAGCATCTAGTGGTTCTCTAAAATGAATTATGCCTTGGTCTTTTTCTAATTTATAACCAGAAGGGGCAGGAACGGCCGCGTCAAGAACGGTAACATAAAGAGTATACGGTTCTACAGGCTTAGTGTTTAAATAAAAGTCTTTAGTAGCGCCATCAGCGGTGGCAACGAAATTAAATTCTTTAGGTAGGTCTCCTAGTTCAAGACGCACTCTAGACACTAGGTCGGACATTAAAGCCACTTAATTCATCTCCTTTACTACATTGACTAACGAAACAGCGGACATTTCTGTCCGCCGCTCCGCCGAATTAAGTGTAAGTCCCTAGCTTAGATAACTCCAGCTAGATAGCCTTTTTCCTCAAGGTGCTGAGCAACTTGACGAGACACTTTGTATTTTTGTCCAGCTTTAAAGCTGTAGTAGTTTCCTGCTCCAAGGGTCATTGATTCGATGTCTTCTACAACACGGATAACGACTGACTCATCGCTTTTGTCAATAACTGTTGGGTCATCAACAATAACAGTTGGTCTGTTAGGAACAGTAGCGTCAACTACTTCTGTTTCCAGTTTAATTTGTGCTTCGGCAGTAGCCATGGACATTTCCTGTGCACGAGCAGCAAGCGCTTCAGCATTATCTGCTGCAAGCTTTTCGCGACTACGTCCAGTAACATCTGTTGGTTTTACTTTACTTGCCATTTGTATTCTCCTAATTAGTAACTCGATGGGGGTAAGTAGGGGGCGGTTTTTAAGACCGCCCCCCGCTTGAATTAGTTGGTTTCTGCAATAATTACAGACTGGTCAGTGATTAGACCAAGACCGAAGATTGAGTACCAAGCAAGAGCATGCTCACGACCGAAGTCAAGAATACCGCCATCGCGGCTGCGACCTTAAGAACCTGTGTGGTCTCAATGAATACGCAGTCATATAGACGGCCAATTTCGCCAAGCATGAAGTTGCCTGGAGCAGCGTACTTGGTAACTTCGATAAACTCTGGGTTATCGCGTAGGCTACGGCTCTGGTGTGGGTGAACGAACGCCACATAGGTTTCACCTAAACGTGGGATGTTCTTGGTTGATAGGCTCTCAACTGCATCCTTGACAGTATGTGGTGTCAAGTAGCTAGCGCCAGTCATAGCTGCACGGTTTGCTGCGGTTGTGCCGTATGCATACCAGTTGTTGACTGCTGAGAGGTTGCTGCGGTCTTCACCATAAATGGTGGAGGTTGCTGCATATAGTGTGTCGCGTGATAGCTGGTCTAGATAGATAGCCATGTTACGACCAAGTAGACGTGAGGCTGACGCCATTACGTCATCAAAAGAAGCATTGAGAAGAAGTTCTGACACAGCAAGAGCATAACCATGCTCGGTTACTGTGATTGAGAACTGCTGTGCAGTCAATGCGTTTGTCTGCATACGAACACCTTCAACAAGGCTATTAGCGAAGCCGAGGTTGTTGTAGCGTAGGAAATTAATCTGTAGACCAGGTGCAACACCAAGTTCAGTCTTCTTGACTGCGAACTGCTCAAAGCGAAGGATAGGCATAGCCTGGAACAAGATTTCCTTGGACCAGATTGTCTGAATCGCCTGAGTCAGCTGGGTGTTAGTACCTGAGTATGCTGTTGGGGCTGCGGCAAGGTTGCCAGTACCCGTAATACCAGATGCCATTTACTTGTGACTCCTTATTAGTTTGGTTTTGGATTTGTTGGGTTTAACCGAACAAGCCGCGAGACTTACCACGAGCGGCGTCGCTCATGATTCGTTCTCTGTATTTTGCGTATTCGTTCATCGACATTGACTGAATATCTTCAGCCGTAAAGTTTCGTGAGTCCGATTGTGTGTCCAGTGGTCCAGCTGGCGGGGTGGTTACCCTTGTCCCCGTCATTTCTCTCCTTGCGTTCTGCATCGCACTTTGCGCAGATTCAAGAATTCTTGCTGAACGCTCTTTTAATCCTTCAACTGATGCATCAATCTCTTCGCGAGTATTTCCGCTAATGAGGTCAATGAGTTCAGGAATAATGTTTTCGCGTTCGCTATCTACACGCTGTGTGCGGTAGTTCTGGAGGTCAGCAAAAGACTTTTCGCGTTCCAGAAGAGCAAAGGCACGTTCACGCTCTTGGCGCTCACGCTCCAACTGCTCCTGCCACTCTTGTTCCTTAGTTTTAAGTAAAGAACGAACATCCATGTCGTTCTCAAGAGCTTCCTGCTGTTGCTTAGCTTTTGCTTCTGCTTCAGCAGCACGTGCTGCTAGTTCAGCTTCACGTTCCTTCTTGATTGCATCGAGTTCTTCCTTCAGCTTATCAATCTGAGGATAGAGTTTTTCCTTTTCTTGGCTACGAACTCTAGCCAAATCATCTTCCGTATAAAACTTGGAAGTTGCCTTAGTAGTAGGTGCGTCAGCGACAACAGAGTTGCTTGACGACTCAGCTACGACTGGAACTGTCCCTGCTTCAGCCGCAAAGGCTTCAGCATTAGCTTGTGCTGTTTCCATATGTATCCTTTACATTCTAGGGGTCGTTATCCGATGTGAGAGCACGTATGACCTAACGTTGTTTCTATTTTTGCGTTTTAATACGAAAATGTCTGCGTAAACGCTTTACTTTTCGTACTCTTCTGGTACT